TGAGAGCGATAAGTCGCTATCAGAAATTGCTAGTTCTTTGGACATTTCTCTTAATGAACTTAATGTAACAATTAAGAAACTTGGCCTATCGTGGGTCAAGGATCATAGAAGAAAGATGTCCAAAGGACAAACAATATTGACTAGTATCGTCAAAAAGCTTTTGCCAGGAGAAACGGTAATCAATGAACATCATATTGGTGATAGGCTTAAGCTTGACGTGTATTGTCCAAAATATAAACTTGCTCTTGAATTTCATGGAATACAACATTTTAAGTACAGTCCTTTATTCTTTGAATCAAAAGAAGAATTCTTAGAAGCCCAAAAAAGAGACGAAAAGAAAATAGAACTCTGTAAGGCAAATGGTATTGCTTTAGTCGTGTTTAGATACAATGACAACATAAATGAAGATGTCGTTTATGATAGAATCCTTAGCGCAATAAGACAGAGCCCAGTTCCGACAGAGGAAAAAAGTAAGTTCAAAAAACCAAGTATCAAGGAAAGCCCAGCCTATCAAAAGGCTAAAAAAATACGTTCAGAGAACAGCAAAAAGTATTACAAGCAGATAAAAGAACGAAGAAAAGATGCAAGACGAAACGACAAGTGAATCTCCGCAGTACCCAGTTGAGTATCAAGTATTTGCTTTATCGCTCAGAAACCCTGGCTCAATTGAGTTCTTTGATATAAATCTACCAGAAGAAATAGTTGGATTACCAACTAATCAGGTCGGTATCAACGAATTCTATAAGGCTCTACTGGCCTACCATCATGCTACAAAGCTTGATATAGTAAGTCCGGTAACATTTAAGTCTTGGCTAGAATCTGAAACCGATGTTTATTCCGGTCTTGGCGGTTCTGTTGGCGTCGACACAATGATCGATATACTTCTAAATCTAGAGGTATCAGATCACGAATCGATAACTCAACTAATAAAGCACAGAGCGAATAAGCACAAGCAGCTGACTATTCTCCAAGAGCTTGAGTTCATCTTGACTCAAAAAGGTGAAAAAACTCCAAAAGAGCTTGCGAGAATTGCTGAAATTACAACAGAAATAAAAAATCTTGAAGTAGAACTTAACTATAATCCACTAGACAGTGTTGCTACTGCAAACGATATATCAAATAGAGCAGAGTCTCTTTTGGATATACCAAGCTTTTTGCCAACTCAATATAAGTCCTTAAATAGAGCAATGGGATATACAGATGATGGTGGGTTCTTTAGGGGCGCAGTTCATGCGATAATTGCTCCTTCCGGAAAAGGTAAAAGTACCTTTGCTAAGTGCCTAGTAAATAATTGGGCCGATACAGGTTACAAGGTTCTTTACGTAAACTTTGAGGAAGCTGTTCCTCACTGGGAAAGAGTTCTCATGACTCAGATCATAGAGAAGAATGTCTATGCAGAAGCATCAACGTGGTCTGAAAAAGAGAAGGCAGAGAATCTAGCAAAGTTCCAGAAAAAACTAGCTGAATGGGGCAATAGATTCATGGTTAGGCACGATCCAGACACTCCGTATTTCGAAGATTTAGAAAAGTGGCTCAGAAGTATAATGGGTCATTCGGAACTAGTTCCAGATGTAATTGTAATTGATACGATTCAGTCTATGTTTACCAGATCTACTGGCAAGGGCAAACCTAGATGGGGTGAGTTTGAAGAGATGATGGTAAAGCTCGAGAAGCTTGCCAGAGATATGGAATGTGTTTTGATAATTACCGCGCAAGAAAATGCAAATAGAATGAAGGAAAAAAGAGAAGTTGTTCAACAGTCGGATACTGGTGGATCTCTCTCTATTCAGCAAAAGTGTGCGGTTACAATCTTCATTACTGAAAAGAAGTTAATTAGTGGAGATGACTCGGAGGATGAAAACATCATGCAGCTTCAGATTCCAAAAAACAGAATAACTGGATCAACATATGTTTATAATTCTCCACTAGTAAAATATGTAGATCAGTATAAGAAGTATGTTGAGTATGAACCAATAACATCTGATTCTTATGCACAAATTGGAAACTCTAACGATATGGAGGAGCTGATGTCAAGCATCAGTATTATATAAACATGATTCATATAACAATACCGCAACTAAAAGATTTTCAAACATGCGAAAGACTATACGACTATAGGCACATTCAAAAGCTGCCTGAGACTACTGGTGGTAGACAGTTATATTCTATTAAGTTTGAAAATACACTAAAGAGTATCGTTCACTATTTTTTTTATAAGAAGCAATCTGGAATCACTCCATCTTATTCATCACTTCTAAATAGGTGGGAAAAATTGTGGTTTCCGAAAGATTCTTCTACTTATGAGATCATACATGAGCAGCATGAAACAGCATACGGAAACATGGCAAGCCTTACAACAAAGGCAGCTTCTGTCCTGCTTGGGTTAATGGAGAATTTTAGTGATCAGGACATAATTCCAATTGCAATTGATGAAGAGTATATTTGCCCAATTACTGATGATACTGCAATCAAGGATAAGTTTGATTTAATATTCTATAAAAATAATTCAGTATATATAGTTAAATGGATATTCAATTCAAAAAATAAATATGAGGATACATATGTTGTTGACTTTACTTCAATGCATGTGGGATTCAAGAATAAATTTCCAGATAAAATGAACATCGCAAAAATTGGATATTATGATCTTTTGAATTCTAAATCTAACTTTAACGAGTTTAGAGTAGAGACTGCAGACATAGAGGCGCTAAAGTATTGGTGCGAATCGCTCAGACAAGAAAGTGTTTTCCCTCATAGAAGAGGACTTACCTCCTATTGCAGATCGTGCCCATTTGATAAGCCATGTTCTAAGTGGACTTTTTTAACAAAGAAAGAAGAAAGAAATGCCTAAAAGCAGCAATACAAATATACTTGACCAGATTCTATCTGATGACAAAGTATCTGGAATCTCAAAAGATGAAGACAAGGTTCTATCTCCTTTGTTGGAGGAAATAAACCTAATATTTGACCCAAACATAAAATCATTTGTTCGCTCAATTCTATTTAGAGCTGATGACTTTTGGTTGATGCCAGCAAGCTGCTCAGGAAAGCATCACCCGCCAGATGAAAGATCTGCCGGTGGTAATGTTCTTCATACCAAAAGAGTTGTAAGAATGGCAGTAGCTATATCAGAGTCACATTCTCTTCCCCAGGATGAGAAGGATTTGGTGATAGCCGCAAGCCTCCTTCATGACATTACCAAAGCTACTAGAGACAATGATACTGGCAACTTCAAGTATGACCCAATGCATCCGTACACGGTTGGTTTGTTTGTCAAGAAGTGCCAAGAAGAGGATAAGAACTTTGCATCTGAGTCTCAGTCTTCTACTCTCTTCTTATCAGAAGATGCAGTTCAGTCAATACTGAGATTGGTTAGATGCCACCTTGGTCCCTGGTCTCCAGTTCCTGAGACTACACCAATTACATATCTTGATATGATAGTTCACCTTGCCGATAACCTAGCTTCAAAGGTTCATATCATGATAGACGGACAAAATGTGATAGAATCTAGATGGAATCATGTCAGCGAATGAACAAAGCATACTCTTAAAGAGATTCACGCTAATAAAAAATCTAGAATATTTTATAGATGAGTCTGTATATTATAGGACTCACTCTGACTCATTCCTAAACCCTAGATACTCATTATATAAGTTGGATGAAGAAGTCGGTAAAAGCAAAGTATCATGAAGATAACAGAAAACAATAAGTTTCTTCTGGACTGGAAATACTACGAAGTTGCTAGGTACGTTGGCAACCTTGATAGAGTCATAAGAGAAAAGGACAAGATCCTCCTGATGGAGGAGATTGCACCGTACGCCAGCAAGCACGGTAACGTTGGCATATACTCATCTGTCTTTGCGTATAACTCCTCAGATCTACAGAAAGCAACAAGACTTGGGCCGTTGTATTTTGACCTGGATAATTCTGATTTTTCTGTAGCTTATAACGATTGCATTTCTTTGTATTCATATCTTCGAAATTACATTCCAGAAAATTCTATATTAGTTTATTTCACTGGCAAAAAAGGGTTTCACGTTGAGTGCGAACCAGTTGCTTTAGGTATAAATCCTAGCAATAGTCTTCCAAAAACTTTTAGATTCATAGCCTCAAAGCTAAAGAGCGATCTATCTTTAGAGAGTCTCGACTTCAGTGTTTATGACCTGAGAAGAATGTGGAGATTACCTGGTTCCAAGCACCAGTCAACTGGTTTGTATAAGACCCTGTTAAATCCACTTGGTGATAATACGATATTAATGAATGGTCCTGATTACATACTAAACTATGCAAAAGAGGCTCATGAAGTCCTAGTTTCAGATCAGGAATTCAATTATAAAGCAAATGAATGGTACAGAGGAAACATATATGAGATGGAGGAGGCTTCACAGAAAAAGGTCGATCCTATCGAGTATTTCAACAAGTATGGTTCAAGAGCATTCAAAGATCTTAAGAAGACGGAAAAAGTTTTTGATAGAGAAGCATTATTAAATGGCTGCAAAGCAGTTGCTAGATTGAAGAAGCAAGCAGAAGATAAGAAGTTCTTAGAGCACGAAGCAAGATTATTTTTATGCTCGATCCTAACTTATACTGAAGATTCAATAATGTTTCTTCATGAAATACTCAGCAACTGTTCTGATTACTCGTTTGAGAAATCGTCTGCTCATATAAATGACTGGGTAAAAAGAAGAGAACTTGAGATAGGCGGAAGACCTTTTACCTGCGATAGGGCTAACTCAGTTGGTGTTGGATGTGGTGAAT